ATGGCTGATTTGTGTCTATCTCAAGGCTTCGAACCTACGATGGAACAGTTAATCGCTATCATCAACGCTAAAGTGGATAACTTAGAGCCTGTATGAAAGATGTCTTAATGCTTATGGGCTTTGTCTTATCCTTTCTGGGTGGGTTTGCTTATGGTTCACTGAACCACTATGTGGACAACATGACACACTGCACAACTTATAGGCAAGGGGATATAACATGGGTGGGCTATCGGGCTATCAGCGAGGACTATGACCGAAGATGCTTTTGGCTGTCAGATACATTCCCTAACAGGGTTAGACAAGGAATAGAGGTGGGTAGATGAATGATTTAGTAGAGAGGCTACGCAAAAGGGCAGAGATACGCAGACAGATACCTAGTCGTAAATCTGTGCAGAATAACGAACCAGACCGCATTGCTGACCTGTTAGAAGAAGCTGCGAATGCCATTGAGTCTTTTAAAACTTGTAATGGCTTCTGTGGCGAGTATGAATGTAAAGAGAACCAAGCTAACTGTAAAAGGATTAAATAATGGACGAAGCAACTAGATTGAAAATGAAAGATGCAAACAAGATACTCATGAAGATTAAAGATGATGGCTTAGACGCTCACTTCTACCTGTGTTGGGAAGCACTTGAGCACTTTCTATACGACACACTAGATGGTGAAGACTTTGAAAGATTGAAGAGAAAGTTTAATATCAAATGAGTGAATCTAAATTTATAAAGCACACACCCTGTGCTCATTGCGGTTCATCCAATGCCAATGGCTTGTATGACGATGGGCATCAGTGGTGTTTTAAGTGTGAAACATACACTAACGAAGATGGAACAATAGATAAGAGTAAACAAATGACAACCCCAACGACAAGGATTAATTTCTATGACAATGCTACTACTAATGCTATCAATAATCGTGGTCTTTCTCAGGCTACTTGCCTAAGCTACGGTGTTAAACAAGACCCATTAGGAAATAAGCATTACTACCCTTACTTTGACGCTGATGGTGTGATGGTAGCGGTTAAGACCAGAAGCGTAGCAGATAAGCAGTTCAGCATCGCTGGTGAGTTCAAAGATGCCACATTGTTTGGACAACAGAACTTCGCTAAGGCAGGTCGCTTCCTGACTATCTGTGAGGGCGAGATTGACGCTATGGCATCGTTTCAGATGCAAGGCAGTAAGTACCCTGTGGTTAGTATCCGCAACGGTGCTAGTGCTGCTTTAAAGGACTGCAAAGCACAATATGAATACATTGACTCATTCGAGAACGTCGTCATTGACTTTGATGCTGATGAGCCTGGACAGAAAGCAGCCCAAGCAGTAGCAGAACTGTTTGGTGGTAAAGTTAAAGTGTTAAAGCACAAGAAAGGATACAAAGATGCGGCTGACTATCTTAAGAATAACTCAGGCAAAGAATATGTTGATGCTTGGTGGAGTGCTGAGTCTTATATACCTGATGGGATTATTCAAGGAAATTCGCTATGGGATGTTGTATCAACTCCTATTGAGAAAGCTGATTGCGATTACCCATATGAAGCACTTAATAAGCTTACATATGGCATCAGGAAGGGTGAGCTTGTCATGGTTACAGCGGGAAGTGGACTCGGCAAATCTCAGTTTTTACGAGAAATCGTGTGGCATATCCTCAATAAAACACCTGACAACATCGGACTTATGTTTCTTGAGGAAGGAGTGCGTAAGACTGCTCGTTCACTCATGTCGTTAGCAGTCAACAGACCGATTCATTTACCAGATGTTGAGGTAACACCAGAGGAGTTAAAAGATGCTTTCGATAGGACATTGGGTACTGATAGACTTTATTTGTTTGACCATTTTGGTTCTACTAGTTTGGAAAATATCATCAATCGTGTTAGATACTTGGCGAAAGGATTGAATTGTGGCTATATATTCCTCGACCATTTAAGCATAATCGTGAGTGGTGGCGATGTTGGTGATGAGCGTAAGGCTCTAGACTCTATCATGACCAAGCTTCGTATGTTGGTACAGGAAACAGGAATCAGTCTCATTTGCGTCTCACACCTAAAGCGTCCTGAAGCCAAAGGACACGAAGAAGGTGCAGCCACATCATTAGCACAGCTTCGTGGCTCAGGGGCGATTGCACAACTTAGCGACATTGTGATAGGATTAGAGCGTAATGGACAGGCTACAGACATGATTGAACGCAACACCACTCATGTTCGTGTCTTAAAGAATCGCTTTAGTGGGTTCACTGGTGCGGCAGGTCACTTGCTTTATCAGAGCCATACAGGTAGAATGCTGGAAACAACGGAGGAGTTATGAAATCGGATTTAGTAGAAAAAGCTAGAGAGTATGCGAAGACAGACGAGTACAGCGTCACTCGCAATTACATTCTTGCATTGTGCAACGAGATTGAGCGATTGCGTAGTCTTAACAAAGATGTGTTCAACCGCATTCAAGACAATGTTGAGATGTTCAACGATGCAGAGCGTTACCGCTGGCTAAAGACTTCCGCATGGGACTTACCTGAAGATGTTGTTGCACCGACGGTGATTGCTTGTGATGGTCGTGGCAATCATTGGGAATGGCTCACAGGTATATTACTTGATGAAGCTATTGATAAATTTAGAAAGGATGAAAAACTATGATTAACGAACACGACCTTGAAGATATGTGTGTGCCATTGTATTCACTGCACAAAGGCGACAGCTTTAAACTTAGTCACGAGGAAGAGATTAAAGTTCCTGTTGAATATAACGACTGTGATATTGACGACCTCTTTACTTTCTACCACATTGACGGTATGTACAGCTTCTGTAAAGATTCTAAAGGCACAGTTCACCACTTCGCAGCCTGGACAAAGGTATTTAAATTATGATTAAGATTGGACAGTACTATTTCAACCCCTCTAGCATCACCTGGGTTATCGAAAGAGAAGTTCACTTTAACAACGGTAAGTCAATTATCTTGACAGAGCCAGAGATACAGGACTTGTTTGCTCATCTCTTTAACGAACCACGAGTAGAAAGCCCTATACTCAAGGCAGTCGAAGAAACGAAAAAAGACTTAAAGATTAAGAAAGCAGTTAAGAAGAAATAATATGGAGAATATTGTGTCTAATTCAATTCAGTCAAAAACACCTGTTCCACAAACAGAATGGTATTACGCTGGCAAGAAAAAAGACGGAACAGCAAAACTTCGTAAACAAACAAACGAAACTGCGGAGTATGTTGCTGATGTCCTAAATGAACGTGGTATAGCTTTTGTGTTTCAAGACACGGCTAAAATGTTTAGAGTGTATCATCCCAACAACGGCAAACAGTATCAATATTTTTACACTACTGGACAATGGGGTATGTATTATTATGGTAAAAGACCCGATAAACACTATCATAGTAATGGAATTGTTGAGTTTTTAGATAAATATATGTGTAAAACCGCATGAAATGGACAGGCACAGGCTTATGTCTGATTGGTATAGCATTAACCAGTCTGAACATTTACCCATTGAACCTGTGGTTTGGTTTGGTCGGTAGCGGTCTGTGGGCTTGGTCTGGTGTGCAACAGAAAGACTATGCTTTGTTTGTTGTCGAAGCAGTTGCTGTGTTAATGTATCTAGGAGGCTTAGTTAAACTATGCTTATGAATAATGATAAACGATTTGATTTGGACTTAGCTTATGGGAAAGTGTTTGAACACAAAGTTGCAGAGATTCTCGGACAAAGTAAGATTGAGGTCAAAACAGAGAAAGACAAGTGGAAGACGACAGGTAACATTGTCATTGAATACGAGTCCAGAAATAAGCCCTCTGGAATTGTTACTACTGACGCTGATTACTGGCTTCACAATCTTGCTATGGGCGACGACATTGTCTTATCTTTTCTTATCAAAGTGAGCACACTGCGTAAGTACATTGCAAAGCAGAAACCACGGTCTGTTCGTGGCGGTGATGACATGACATCAAAGTTATACTTGATTAAGTTGACAGACTTGGTTACACTCATCTAATGCGAATCATCTTAGACATTGAAACTAACTCTGCACACGATAAGATATGGTGTGTGGTTTGTCGTGACTTAGACACCGACATTGTGTCAACATTCACACAGCCAAACAACTTACAGCAATACCTAGACTCAGTCGAGAAAATCATCGCACACAACGGAATCTTCTTTGATTTCCCTGTATTAAAGAAAATATGGAAAATACAGGCAAAGAAGTCACAGGTCTTTGACACGCTTGTGTTGTCTAGGCTGTACAATCCTTCTATTGAAGATGGTCATTCGTTAGAAGCTTGGGGTCAAAGACTTGGCTATTACAAAGCCCCATATAAACAAATCTGGTCTTGGATGACAAACACATTCATGGACAAAGACAATCAAAACTTACCTTTTGATGAACCTATCATGTCGTTGTTACACCACTACTGTGTTAGAGACACCTTAGTCACTGCACAGCTTTATAAACACCTAGAAAGGGAAATGGAAAATGATTACTCGAAAAAGAGTATCGAACTCGAACACCAAGTCGCAATCATCATTGCGGAACAAGAACGAAACGGCTTTAAGCTCGATGAAAGAGGAGCTATGGAACTTCTATGCAGTCTTAAGGCTAAGTTGGAAGCTCACACAGTTGCGTTACAAAGCATATTTCCTGCGAAGGTCGAGTCCAATCGAGTCGCTAAAAACGGAAGAAAGCTCAACGACATCGTCACACCCTTCAACCCAGGCAGCCGTCAGCAAATCGCAGAGCGTCTCCAAGAAAAAGGCTGGAAACCCCAGAAGCACACCGAAAAAGGCAGTGTCATCGTCGACGAAACCACGCTCGAAGGCATCGACATCCCAGAAGCGAAAGCCATAGCAGAATACTTGATGCTACAGAAGCGGATAGGACAGATAGAATCGTGGCTAGAAGCAGTTAAATCAGACGGCAGGGTTCATGGTCGTGTCATCACCAACGGTGCAGTGACTGGTCGTATGACGCACATGAGTCCTAACATGGCACAGATTCCTAACAGCGGTGCTGTCTATGGACCTGAGTGTAGAAACCTATGGATAGTAGAGAAAGGCAATAGATTAGTTGGCATTGATGCTTCAGGATTGGAGTTAAGGATGTTGGCTCACTATATTGGAGACGATGCGTATACAAATGAAATTATTCAAGGTGATATTCACTGGACGAACACTATCGCACTTGGCGGTTTCCCTCCAGGGACTAAGAGAGATAAAACCAATGAGGAGCATGAAGCGAAAAGAAATAAGGCTAAAACATTTTTTTATGCCTTCTGTTACGGAGCAGGGGCTTCAAAAATCGGGGCGATTGTTGGTGGTTCATCGACCAAAGGACAACACCTCATTAATCTGTTTCTACGCAACACCCCGAAGCTACGAAAGCTTCGTGACAAGATTACTCGTATCTACTCTACAAAAGGGTGGCTTCCAGGTTTGGACGGACGCAAGCTACTCGTGCGTTCCGAGCACTCGTCGCTCAACACGCTATTGCAAAGTGCGGGTGCTATCATCATGAAAGAAGCTCTTGTTGTCTTTAAGAAAGAACTAACGAGACAGAAGATATGGCACGAGTTTAAGGCAAATGTTCACGACGAATTTCAGATAGAATGCCGAGAAGCCGACGCTGAGAAAGTCGGGCAATTAGGTAAAGAAGCAATTAAGCAAGCAGGACTAAACTTCAATCTTCGTTGTCCTCTAGATGGGGCATATCAGATTGGAACAACATGGAGAGATACTCATTGATGCCAGACAATAAAGACCCTGACGAGAATCTATACGGCATGGTGGTTCTTCGTGCCTTTACCGACAACACCTATTCTATTGAGACATCAATGAGTTTAGACGAGTCCTTTCAATTGCTTATCGACTGTGTCCAAGACTTAGAAGACGGTACACTAGAAGGTCTTGATGAATACGAAGAAGGTGTGCCACGAAAGGTTCACTAACTATTTCACATGATGAAACACAAATGTTTGACAAAGCTTGACAACCCACTATAATCAGTAACAGCAACATTTTTAAAGGAGTAATAAATGAGTACACCAGTTAAACTAAAAGCCGATATCTTCTGGGCATACTTTGACAAGATTAATGACCTTAGTCAAAAATACCAAGTAGACCTTTGCAACCTATCTGATGACGCAGTAGCAGCATTGGAAGCAATGGGCATCGCTGTCAACAACAACCCTAAGAAGCCTGAGCAAGGTAACTACATCACTTGCAAGTCTGTGAACCCTATTCGTCCACAAGACTCTTCAGGTAACCACATCACTGCAATCGTGGCTAACAACTCTAAAGCAACAGCAATGGTTTCTGCTTATGAGTGGAAGTTCATGAACAAGAAGGGTATCAGCCCATCATTGATGAAGATTGTTATTACTGACCTAAAGGAATACAATCCTGAAGGTGTAGCAACAGCCGACATGGATGACGATATTCTGTGATAACTGCTTTAATCGACGCTGACTCTTTGTGCTATGCCGTTGGCTTTTCTAGCAACGATGTAGACGAAGCGTTAGCGGTGTCTAGGTTAGAAGCAACAGTGGTAGAGCTTTGCATGGATTTAGAGTGTGATGACTATAAGGGATTCCTTACTGGAAAGGGTAACTTCCGCAACGACATCGCAGTCACAGCTCCATATAAAGGAACTCGACCAACAGAAAAACCTGTACACCTACAAGCTCTCAGAGACCACTTAGTGAACGACTGGGAGTTTGTAGTCACCGAAGGTATAGAAGCTGACGATGCTGTCGGTATTGCTGCTTACGCTCTCGATGAGCATGACTCAATCATGGTACACATCGACAAAGACCTTAATCAGTTCCGAGGGCATCATTACAACTATCGAAAGAAAGAGAAGTATTATGTCTCTGAATTCGCTGGTTGGCACAGCTTCTACCTACAAATTCTTACTGGCGACAGAGTTGACAACATTGAAGGTCTGAAAGGTATTGGTCCTGCTAAAGGGACTAAGCTACTCAAAGACTGCACAACTGTTGAAGAACTGTACGATGCAGTGCTAAAAGCCTATGACGGAGACACTGTGAGAGTGTTAGAGAACGGACAATTGCTGTACCTACAGCGGAAAGAAGGAGATGTATGGCAGCCTCCCCAAAGATAATTCAGGTGTCGTGGATTGATGCTGTTGCTGATGTCGGTTGGGAATCTAAGACAAAGGCAGAGATACACCATTGCATCACTGTGGGTTATTTAGTTGACGAAACAGATGAAGCACTCTGTTTAGCTTCTACATGGTCTGTTGACCAAACCAACGCAAGAATGCACATTCCGAAAGCATGGATTAAAAACAGAAAGGTACTAGCTCGTGAAGACACAATCAGCAAAGTCGAAAGGACGAAACTTACAAAAATGGGTCGTAAAGCAACTGTTAGAAAGGTATCCACAGTTAACAGAGCTTGACCTTAGAAGCTGTCCAATGGGTTCTCACGGTGAAGATGTCGTGATGTCTCAAGCAGCTAAGGAAGAAATACCAGCAGTGTTTGAATGCAAGTCTTTAGCTAAGGTAGCGGTTTACAACTACTACGACCAAGCAAAGTCCCACGGTAAGTACGAACCAATCGTGATTATTAAACAGAATGGCAGAGCACCGTTAGCGGTGATTGATGCTGAAGTATTATTTGACATGATGGCGGGGTAAATTATGAATGAAGTTAAAATAGATGTTGACAATGACTTTTGTGATGAGATTGTTGCAGCTCGTCTTATTGGTACAGCAAAGGCACTAAAGAAAGACATTAAAGAAAAGACCTGGGGACAGGAAGACTTAGA